AATACCACATTTACAAAGACAATTATAACATTGGACCATTCACTCTTGCTCAAAAAGGCACCTTTTGAGAAAGATAAATATGACACGTTGTATAATTTAGGTGAGGCGTTAACGGAACTTAAACGTAAGTATCCAATAGCGTTTATTATCTTAAGTCAGCTTAATAGGAGTATCGATAATCCTGAGCGTAGTGAAGACGGTAAGTATGGTAACTACATACTAGAGTCTGACCTATTTGGAGCTGACGCTTTATTGCAACATGCCGACACACTAGTAGGTATTAACAGACCTGGGAAACAAAAGATACGCTTATATGGCCCCGATAGATTTATTATTGAGGATGATAAGGTTCTTGTAATGCATTTTATCAAGTGCCGTAATGGCGATGCTAGAATGAGTTTCTTTAAGGCCGAGTTTGAGAAAATGAGGATTGTTGAAACTGAAACCCCACCGCAACAAGAAAGAAAAATTAAATACTAAGTAACATGTCCATAAGCACAACACAAAAAACAGACAATGTGAAGGATAAGCTTCAAGACCTTAGACAGTATCATCAGCCAAGCTTTGATGCCCTAGGTATACCAGATGCCCTTTACATTCCTAAGTTAATTTATCGCCCACAAGGTAAAGACGAGATGCACTTCAGCATGTTTGTCGGCGAGCTTCGTAAAGAACAAGATGTTTATACAGAAGCTGTAAGCCAAGCAAAAGATCCTGAGGATATTAACCGTACATTATATGTTTGGCGTTATAATCCACACTGGTTAGAAGAATATGATACCACCGAGCCTATGGCTAATGGTCAAGTAAGATATTTGATTCCAGCTGCTGAATTAGTTAAAGTTAACATTCCTGGTAAAGAGGAGAAGAAAACTATTTCTACTAAAGGTAAATCACCTTCGGCACCTCTTGTAATGGATTTTGATGAAATTCTAGATCCTGCTCAAGATGCTCCTGTAGATCAGCTAACCATTCGTGATTTAGCCGCTATTCTATGGAAGAAACCAATTAGTAGTAAGAAATGGTTAAACGATTTAATGAAATAAAATGGAGATCAAATTACCGCTAGAAAAAGTTATAGCTACTTCACAGAGCCCTAATAACTTGATTATTTTTTCAAAGCCTAAGACTGGTAAAACAACATTGTTTGCTAATCTTGAGAACTGCTTAATTCTTGATTTAGAAAATGGCGCCGATTACATTGACGCTATTAAGATTAAAGCAAGTTCTGTTGAAGAAATAAAGCATATAGGAAAAGCTATCAAAGATGCTGGACATCCTTATCAATATGTAGCAGTTGATACAATTACTGCATTAGAAGAGATGTGTATTCCTTATGCTGAGGAACTTTATTCTAGAACCCCTATGGGTAAGAACTGGTTTGGTTCTGCAAAAGCACAATATGGTACTATTCTTAGTTTACCTAATGGTGCTGGTTACCCATATCTCAGAGAGGCTTTCACAAAGGTAGTTGATTATATCAAAACCTGGGCTTCTAGAACCATATTGGTAGGACACGTGAAAGACACGATGCTTGAGAAAAACGGTTCCGAGTTTAACTCTTTAGACTTGGATTTAACCGGTAAGTTAAAGAGAATATCTTGCTCTAATTCAGATGCAATAGGTTACTTATATCGCAAAGGCAAAACTAATATCTTAAGCTTTAAAACTTCTGATGAAATTGCATGCGGTGCAAGACCTGAACATTTGAGAAATCAAGAATTTATTGTATCTGAAGTAACAGAAGACAATAAGATAAACGTGGATTGGAGTAAAATTTATATTGATTAACCCTAAGTAAAAATGATAAGTACAAAAGATGTAGTAGGTACTACTGGTGGATCCAGTATTCCTAAAGTAATTCAACCAGGTAATGAAACCTGCACAGTTTTAAACATTAAATTGGAGCCAGCTCGCTTTAAAGAAGGCGGCTATGATGTTCTTCTTAATGTAGAAGGTCCAGAGATGGGAGATGACTTTGAAGGCTTCTGGATTGATAAAGACAACCAAGCTAAAGGTCGTCACAAAGGTAAAGTAGGTCGTGTTCGTGCAAGCGAGTATCCTTATGCTGATGGCACCACTAAAACTGGTGTTGAAGTTGGACGCGACAAAGAGTTATTGCGTTTCTTGCAATCATTTTGCAAGGAGACTCACACTCTAGAATGGTTTGCTGCTCAAGATAATAAGCATGCTACTATTGAATCTTTATTTGAAGCATATAACAATGACAAGCCATTTGCTGGTAAGGAATTGCGTATGTGCATCGCTGGTAAAGAGTATGTTAATAAGGAAGGTTATACCAACTATGACTTATTCTTACCAAAGTATTCTCGTGGTCAAGTACCATTCGAGTCTGCTAACATTGATGAAGCATCTAGCAAGGTTGTGACATTTGATGAGCAAGTTCACGTTAGAAAGCGTAAAGTTGAAAACGTTAGCTCATTTGGTGATTCAAAGCCTGCTGCACCAGCATCATCAGGTGACTTTGAACTATAAGTTTAATGTAGAACGTAGAAGGGGAGTGTATTGCTCCCCTTTTTGTTCTTAAAATGAAAAATATGATTAGCACAAAACTACAAGCATTAACTGCTAATGCTGTTCCTTCTTATTGGGTTTTTGAATACTATTGTAATTTAGATACAAAGCTTTCTGGTCAAGATGTAAAGATTACTTCACCGTTTAATGTAGGTGAGAAGAATCCTAGTTTTTGTATCTATGTTAAAGGCAATAGATATTTCTTTAAAGACTTCTCTACAGATAGAGGAGGTAATCATATTGAGTTTGTTAAGTTTATGCATAATTGTGATGCTTTAAAAGCAGCGAGTATTATGTTAGAAGACTATAATAAATTCATGCAGGATAATCATGATGACCGTTATATTGAAGAAAGTGGTCGGTATGAGGTTACAAGTTATGAAGAACGTCAATGGGATTCACTTGATGCGGCTTATTGGACACAATTTAAGATTTCTTCCGATACGCTAAAGCATTATGATGTAAGACCATTAGATTCTTATGTAATGGAGAAAGAAAATAACCCAGATGTAAAAATACGTAAAGCGTATATATATGGTTATTTCAGAAGTGATGGACAACTTTATAAAATTTATCAGCCTAAATCAAAGGATAATAAATTTATAAAAGTTCAATCTTATATTCAAGGTACTGACCAACTTAAGTTTGATAAACCAAATCTTATTATCTGCAGCTCCCTTAAAGATATCATGGCATTATCTAATTTTGGCTATAACGCTGAATTTGTGGCACCGGATAGTGAAAACATTATGATTCCTAGTGGGTCAATTGCAATGTATAAAGATCGTTATAAAGCTATTTGTACTTTGTTTGATTATGATGAAGCAGGTATAAGATCTGCTGATAAGTACAAGAAAATTTATGGAATAAATAAAGTTATCCTACCTATGGCTAAAGACTTATCAGATTCTGTTAAGGATTATGGTATAGATAGGGCACACGAAAGTTTATTCCCCTTATTAAAAGAAGCATTAAAGAAATAAAATTATGGAAGAAGAAAAATTAAAAAGCATAATGCATGCTCAAGCTGTTTATGATTCAAATAATGTACTCACAACACACCTTGGAAGTTATGGGGGTATGCATGATTCAATCCCTACACCTACATATTATAATAATGATTACGAGAAGTTACTTGATCGGATTAGTCCGCTTTGTTTACCAGATCAAGCAGATAAGGTAATAGTTAAAATGCTTGATATTATTAAAGGTTATGATGCTGATGAGACTCACCGTCATATAAATGATTTACTAATGCAGATAGCTAGAAAGCATGTGGGTTTATAACTTAAAAGAATTCACCGAGGACATGATTCCTGACGGTGCTATAGGATTTGTATACCAGATGGATGCTATCATAGATGGTAAACTCAAGTCCTATATAGGCAAGAAGAACTTCTTTGCGGATGTTAAGACTAAGCTTAGCAAGAAAGCTATGCCTACTGACAAACGCAAGAAGACTTACAAGCGTGTAAGAAAAACTGTATATCAAAACTACTATAGTAGTAATGAAATACTTAAGGCAGCTCATAAGGCTGGAGTAGCAATTAGGAGAAGA